AAAGTTGTAAGTGGGATTTATAAATCTCATAAAGACATAGTAAAAATAGAAAGGATAGGGTCTGATGACAAATGAAGTACCGGACTTCGGTACACTGTACGATCTAACTGAGAAAGATTCAGACAAGACATTACATCTTGCCATAATTCTTCAAGCTTTGTTAGACTTATCCAAACCTAAAGAACCCAGTGAAAGTTTAGAGACAGTGCTGCATCGTGATCAGGCAAGTGCATGGGTCTTCTGTTCTGTTGGAGTAACCTGTGAAAACTTTGAGACAACGTGTGAGCTTGCAGGATTAGAACCTAAAGTAGTAAGAAGCTTCGCTCTTAAAACTGTAACATCGGAGAACGCAAATGAAATCAGAAGAAAGCTTAACTCTTTCCTATGATGAACCAAGCTACCCAAACACTGAAAGAAATTATGATTATTATGCCAGACGTATGAAACAAGAGAAAGCACTTCAACAACAAGTAGGGGGACAACACTACAAGGGATGCAAGATACAACCAGTAGAATATATCCATGCAAATGGGCTTGACTATCTGGAGGGTAATGTGATAAAATACATCACTCGACACCGCACAAAAGGAGAGGGGAGAAAGGATATAGAAAAAGCGATCCACTATGCCCAACTCATATTGGAAATGGAATACGATAAATAAAGGGGACAAAGCTATGCCACAATTTCGATCTAATGAGAACCCGATGTTTCGCTCTAAGTTTAGCGAGGACATTTTCAAACACAAGTACGCCCATCATGGGTGCGAGACATGGGATGCACTGTCATCTACTTTGGTAGACGATGTGTGTCAGGACTATCTAAGTAAGGACGACAAAGACGAACTGAAACGTATGATCACTGACCTGAAGTTTATTCCCGGTGGTCGTTATCTTTATTATGCAGGACGTGAGAACAAATTCTTTAACAACTGCTACCTTCTCAAAGCAGAGGAGGATACCAGAGAAGATTGGGCAGACATCTCTTGGAAGTCTGAGTCTTGTCTTATGACAGGCGGTGGTATCGGAGTGGACTACTCTGTGTACCGTGAGGAAGGACGTATCCTGAATGGTACAGGTGGTCTTGCTTCCGGCCCCATACCAAAGATGCAGATGGTCAATGAGATTGGTCGAAGAGTTATGCAGGGTGGTAGTCGTAGGTCTGCTATCTATGCCAGCCTTAACTGGAAACATGCCGATGTAAATAAGTTTCTTGCCAGTAAGAACTGGTATGATATGCCAGTGGGTGAGACAGGTTTCTCCATTGGTCAGGTAAAGGAACAAGACTTTAACTTTGTAGCACCACTGGACATGACAAACATCAGCGTTAACTATGACACAGAATGGTTACTTAATTATTGGAAGACAGGAGATACAGGAGATGTCTTTAGGACTAATGTACGTCAAGCTCTTAGAAGCGCAGAGCCGGGCTTCTCGTTTAATTTTTTCGACAAGGAAAACGAGACGCTGCGTAATGCTTGCACGGAGGTTACATCTGAAGATGATTCTGATGTTTGTAATCTTGGTTCTATTAATATGGGGCGCATTGACGATCTGAAAGAGTTCGCAGATTGCGTAGAGCTTGCTACTAAGTTTCTTCTATGCGGCACACTCAGAGCCAAGCTTCCTTATGATAAGATTTATAAAACCAGAGAGAAGAACCGTAGGCTTGGTCTTGGCCTGATGGGTATGCATGAATGGCTTATCAAGGGAGGAGAGAAGTATGAAGTTACGGAAGGACTTCACAAGTGGCTATCGGTTTATAAAGGGGTTAGTGATCACGTTAGTGCCGACTTTAGTAATACTCTTGGCTGTAGCCGTCCTGTCGCTAATCGTGCCATTGCTCCAACTGGATCAATAGGTATCCTTGCAGGAACATCCACAGGAGTTGAGCCTATCTTTGCTGTTGCTTACAAGCGCAGGTATCTGAAAGGTGGCAATCGTTGGCACTATCAGTACGTGGTGGACAGTGCAGCACAGGAGATCATTGACTTGTATGGCGTTGATCCAAAAGGTATTGAGTCAGCCCTTGATCTTGCAGAGGACTACAAGAGGCGTATAAAGTTTCAGGCAGACGTACAGGACTATGTTGATATGTCTATCAGCAGCACAATCAATCTGCCCAAGTGGGGGAGTAAACTTAACAATGAAGATACAGTTGAGGAGTTTACTGATACTCTTGCTTCTTATGCTCACAGGCTGCGAGGTTTCACGGTGTACCCTGATGGATGTCGGGGAGGACAACCTCTATCTTCGGTGCCGTATTCTGAAGCTGTAGAAAAACTTGGTGAGGAGTTTGAAGAAGGTCTGGAGACACATGACATTTGTGACATCACCGGACATGGAGGGTCGTGTGGAGTGTAACTGGTTTCCTACTGAGGAGTCAAAGGAGAAAAGTACAGAGTGCCAGAAGAGTTGTATAATTGATCCAACACAAACTTTTTGCACAGTCTGTAAAAGAACTATGAAAGAAATTAGAGAAAGGGGTAAAACTTCTAACGCATATGGATAGTAGATTAGCACTTGTAGTTCAACTGGATAGAACAACAGACTTCTAATCTGTAGGTTGCAGGTTCGAGTCCTGCCAAGTGCGCCAAAAAAGTTCTTGACAAATCATATAAGAGGTAGTATAATATATGTGTGATGCCAATAATGGGTCACACAATATCAACTTGCTATAAGGAGAAATGGTATGAATGCGTATATGACAGTGGGTGATGATCCCTTTTTTTCCAAGTTCTGTTCTTGGACTGTAGGACATGAGCAACTCTTTAGAGATATGCTAAACATGAAGAACCAAGTAGGTGGTTATATTTATAATGCCTACCCACCCCATAATCTAGTAGAAGATGGTGATGGAAAATATACGATTGAGTTAGCCACTGCTGGCTTTACTAAAGAAGAGTTGGAAGTAAAAACAGAATACAGTAAGCTAACCATTAGCGGCAGGAAATCCGAAGAAGAGGACGATGAAAAGATCGTGCATAAGGGCATAGCGAAGCGACCTTTTTCAAAGTCTTTTACTCTTGCCGAAGACGTGGTTGTAGATGATGTTTCTTTTAAAGATGGGCTACTCACCATTAAGCTTCAAAAGATAGTACCCGAAGATAAGAAAGAAAAGATTTACAACCTGTAACAAAATTTGGGGGAGTGCGTAGCGTTTGCTCCCCCATTTTACATAGGAGATATTATGAGAAAAGCACCCAACACAGTTTACATAGGCTATGATCCAAGAGAAGATGTGGCCTACGAAGTTTTAAAGTTTACCATTGAGCGTATTGCTGTTGACAATGTTGACATCAAACCTATTCGCAAAGACGTGATAGAGCGGATGGGTTTATATAGGCGTACCCACACTGTACAAAATGGTCAGATGATTGATGACATAGATGGCAAGCCATTCTCTACAGAGTTTAGTTTCTCTCGCTTCCTTGTACCTGCTCTGAATATGTATCAGGGCTGGGCTTTGTATATGGACTGTGACATGTATCTGCGTACTGATATCAACGAACTCTTTGAAGAGTACGACATGGATTACTATCCGGCTTACTGTGTTAAGCACAAGTATGAACCTACCGATGAATATAAGATGGATGGTAGGAAACAAGAACATTATCGCAGGAAGAACTGGTCAAGCCTTATTCTGTGGAACTGTGGACATGATCTAAATAAGAAGCTAACGCCTGAAGTAGTCAGCACACAGACAGGATCATGGCTACATGGCTTTGAGTGGTTGCCGGATAAAGACTCTGATATTGGAACAATACATCAAGAGTGGAACTGGCTTGATGGTCACTCACCTGAAGACCTGAAAGCAAAGAATGTACACTTCACCACAGGTGGGCCGTGGTTCAAAGGTTGGAAGTGTGGTAGAGCAATCGACGGTATGTATGCTTCCGAATGGAACGGAGACTATACCTACCTTGCAGGAAAAGGAATTATTAAACCTTATGAAATTTAAAGTAGTTACAGCTTTTGATGAAAAGCTTTTTAAACAAAATGGACACAAACTTCTAGAGTCTTTTAAAAGTAAATGGCACCCTGATTTTGAGTTCCACTGTTATTACTATAACATGGACATCAATAACTACTCCGTGCCTAAAGAGAGTAATATTTTCTATCACAATCTGGAAGATGTTGAAGAGTATAATCAGTTCGTAGCGGATAATAAAGAACACAATGGTACGGAAGGCGGCGCTATAAATTATAGTGAGGCTCTTGACGGCCTTGCTGCTGCACCTAAAGCCTTTGCGATAAGCGAGTGTGCTTTTAATACTGCTGATGCATGGCTTCTCTGGCTGGAACCTCTTAGCCTACCCACAAAAGATATCAGAACATCCACAATAGAAAGATATCTGAACAAGCAAGCAGATTTTATCTGCATGGAAGATGCGGATTACTTTGCTGCGTTTAATCTTTCAAAGCAAACGCCTGTTGATCTTCTTGGTGATCTCAGAGGTGCCTATGTTTCTGGTGAATACCTTAACTATAGAGAGTGGTCAACAACCTTTATTCTGAGCCGACTGCTTACAATCTACAACGCACATGGCTGCACCTTACAGACTTCTGATTCTCTAAGAGAGTTGT